GACCAACAGGCAACTTTAATTTTGCCTCGTTTAGTTCTAATGTCATCTGTTGAAATGATTTCATTACTCTTCTTCTTTCTTATCCATCCAATTTACCTGAGTTTCGACTCTTTTCATGTCGATGTTCTCAGCAGCTTTTTGGTGTAACCCTTTAAAGATAGTTTCTTTGGCATTATCCATTTTACCATCTTCTATTTGGTCTACTATTTCTTTTGCGATATCATTCATTTATTAAAATCCTCCGAAGTCATCTTCGTTTTCACTATCACCAGAATCACCGCCTTCTTTCTTTATTTGAGAGTCGATGATTTTGATATCCTCTTCTGTTTGATTCAGGATATACTTTCTAACATACTCATCTGAGTAGTATTTGCCGACATACTCAGAAACTTGTCCTAGTGTGTCCATTCTTTCTCGTATAATCTCTGCATCTTTCAGTTCTGTAAAGTGATTGTCTGTTGCCCAATCGTATTGCATAAAATCTTTAACTTTATCAAACTCTTCTGCACTTACAATCTCTTTCAAAATCAATTGAGTCCTCAACACATCGTTGAATACTCTTGCAAATTTCTTTTGAAGTCTATTAGTAAATTTATTAAACTTCAATTCATCTCTCGTAATCTCAGATGACTTACCCATATTGAAACCATTATCTGATTCCATACGAGATATAGGCACATTTAATGCACGATATAGTTTCTTTTTGAAGTATTCTATATCTGCAATATCATCTAAGTTCTGACCACCTGGGAGTGTAGATATCTCTGTTCCTCTTCCACCCTCTCTTCTTGGTAACCAAAAATCTTCCATCATAGACATGTGTTTTCTATCATCTTTGATTTCACCTGTCTGCGCATTATAAACAAGTTTATTTCTATACTTGTTCATAACTTCTGATAAGTATTGTTCTGCTTTTGCCTTTGGCAAGTTACCAACATCGATGTAGAAGATTCTTCTTTCTGGTGCTCTTGATATCCTATAGATAACAAGTGCATCTTCTATCATAGATAGTTGATTTGCAGTCTTCATTGCTTTATGAAGATAACCAACTACAACATTTTTAGTGTAGTCTAATAGACCAGAAGTTGTATAACATACTGCCTCTGGTGCAATTTTAACGGTGTTTCCTTCTCCAGAACCACTCTTATCAAAACCTCTATCGTTGAAAAGATAGAACTCTTCCATCTTTGTAATCTTTTCAACATTCGTTTTATTGTCTCTGTCTTTCTCAATATTACGAACTTTCTTAATCTTTATAGGGTCAATATTTCTGATGTCAACGATACCTGCCTTAGGTCGTTTCGAATCCACGACCTTATGGAAGTAGACTCTACCATCGATGTACCATTTTCTGAATAATTCATGAGAGTTCTGATTGAATCTCATTATGTTTAGGATGTGATAAAACTCGTCTTGCACCTTTGTTTTGATGCTATCAGAGAGCTTAACATCTCTGAGGTCGAGTGATACTATCCTATCCGAAGTGTCAGAAGTGATACACTCATTAACGATATCCTCGATTGCTGAATCACATTCAGGTATTAAGGATATCTCACGGTATCTACGAATGAGTTCTGCCTCATTCTTAATACCGCCTTCCATATCGATGTATGACCCATATGCACCACCTGTAATAAAACCACCTGGTTGTGATTGTATAACTGGTGTGCCATCGTCATCGACTGGAGGCACAAAAGAGATTGCTTTTTTATCAACCTCTGTTGCTCTTAACTCGTCTTTCTTACGAGTAATTTCAAACCCGAATAATTCCATACTATTATTTATAACACCATTTTAGGTGCTATCTCACTTATTAAACTACTCTTTCCCAATGGGAAAAAGCGAATACTGCATCAAATGTCTCTACTGCATCACCGTTGTCATAATCTAATTGAATTGGTGCAATTGATTGCGGATACATGTTAAAAAACTCGTATCTAGCTAACACTGCATCAGACTTATCTAATTGTTCAACAAAGGCTCTGTCTACCATGTAGTCAAGAGTTGTTGAACCCTCACCAGTTCCAGTACCTTGTATCTCATTCATATGAGCTTCAAGACCTGTTCTGACTTCGAAATTAACATCATTGATAATACTGACTGTCCAGTTTTCAAAAACTCTGTCACCAGGTAATTTTAATGTATTACCCATGTGTTTTACAGTAAATTCTCCGAATGATGAACCTGGCAATTGAGCAGCTTTACATAGAAATTCGATTTTGTTTCCTGTTCTAGGAATAAAAACTTTGAATCGGTTGGCTCTTGGTCCACCTCCGATTAAGTTTGCTTTAAATTGGTCTATTGTTGCCATTCTTTATACTCCTGTTAAACTGCTGAATAGATTTCACTAAACTCTACACCACTTCTAGCAGCTACAAAGTTTAATGTTATATAGTTAATTGAACGAGCAGGTTTTACAAAGATAGAACATACAAATTCATTTCTATCTATAACTGTATCTGTGTTGTTAGTTTCATCACATAATACTGAGAAGTCTACTAGTCCTCTTCTGTTCTTCACATCTCTTAGGAAAGGTTCTATAGCACTTCTAAACTGAGCTCTTGTGAATGCATCGTTGAATTCAAAGAGTTGTGCTTGAGCAGCTTGTGATATTGCCTTTTCTAATACAATGAATAGCCTTCTGACATTGATTCTATCGAATGCAGATGGTATTGTTAATGCAGTTTTGTCACCAAATAGAACTGTTCCCTGTCCTGGGAATGTCACTATTGGGTTAATTCTTGCACGATATAAATCGTCTCTACTTGCTTGTTTAGGATTGTAAGCAAGTTTAGTAATACCTAGGTATTGTCCTCTGCTGAATCCAGCAGGTGAGAACCAAGGGTCTCTCAATAAATCAGACCTTGCCATGATACCTGCAGTGTGTCCATTTCCTGGAACCCAGCAGTATTTGTCATTAAATCTGTCATATTGATATACCCAACCTGAATCTAACACTGCATATGAACTTGAAGTCACACTTGCGTAGTCTGTTAAGACTTGTGATGTTTGTAAAGATTCGGATGCAACATCAACGATTGATGTCTTTCTAGGTGAAGCTATAAACATACAGTCTTTTCGTGATTCTGCAAGTTGTATACCTTGATTTACTATTGTGTTATGGTCTGCAACTGTATCTTGGCCTTCACCAACTGAACCGTTGTCTGTTCTTGTTGAACCACAAATTAAGAATGAGATATCTGATGTATCTCCATCTGAGAAATGTGTGTCCCATGCACCATATTTTTGACCTGGTGTGCAAACTCTTCCGTCTGAACCACCACTCAATGATTTGTTTATTGGTAGTGCAGGTCTTAAAAATGCAGCTGATACTGACGCTGCGTGTGTCACATTTGCTGTAGCACTATTAATAACTGTTGATTCGTGTCCAGACCACCAAACCCATGATGATTCTCTTTCCATTACATCTTTGTAGTAGTTTGATTTTCCGTCAGGACCTTTTGCATCTGAAGCCAATGATAAGAACGCATGTGTTTCTAAAACTTCATGAGATGTTCCTGTTATTGAACCGTCTTCATCAACAACAACTACATGAACCTCATCTGCAGCTCCGCCCGCTTGGACTTGTCCTGCTGAAGTTCCTGGAGTTTTGTCAAACAAATTATGGAATTCCCAATATCTATCGACATTGTTTCCACTTGTTTGAGCAACTAATAATCCAGTATTTGCTGGTTGATTTAATGCTTGGATTGTGATTGATGTTCCGTCAGGTTTTGATAGAACTCTATAGAAGTTATCATCTCCTTGGAATTTTACTTGGTCTCTAATGTTGAATACATTGGAAGCAGCTACTGATATAGTAGTCTGACCAACCGCTTCAGTACCACCTACTGTGGTAACTGCATCGTTAAAATATGCGTTCGCTGACGCACAAACGGAAACTTTAACTGAGTTTCCTAGAGAACCCGCATATCTTGCTACCCACGCACCGACCGTGCCGGCTTGGGCTCCACCTTTGTAGGTGCTTGTGTATTCGGCTTCATTTTTGAGTATTGAGGTTCCTGCCCCAGCTGCGTTTGCACTATAACATAGGTTAGAAACTCTAACAACTCTTAATGATGACCCATACTTCAAGAATGCTTCTGCTGAATAAAAGTCTTCAGCTCCAGCGTTAGTGTTGAGTGGAGTTGAAAACTCATCTATCAAACCCTTACTATCTGAAACTGTTCTTACTTCATCAACAGGTCCCCACTTGAATTGACCTGCAAAAGCACCAGTCGTGCTTGATACTGCAGGCACAACATTTGTTAAGTCTATCTCTGAGACTTGAACTCCTGGTGATACTTGAAATGCCATACTTTTCTCCTGTTAATGTAAAAAGTTTGTTTACTAGATTATTTATAAGTTTATAATACCCAATGAAACCCTTTTCACATGTATATATTGTATTTAGTTAATCTAAAAACCATCTATCACCCTCTGAATCGACAAAGGACTCTGTATTGTTTTGTCCTGTATCAAAAATACCTGGTGGTAATATATCGTCTTCTATTAATTTTTGTTGTTCTGCGTATAATAGTTCTTTAACCTGTCTATCAGTTAAGTGGAAGAAGTGGTCTGTTGTGACAAACCAAGAGAATAACACTAGATTCATAACCATATCATCATGAAACCCTCTATCAGCTTCAAAACTATTACCTTTACTTATAAAAGTCATGAGCTCAGTAATGGTATTCCTATCACATATCTCCATTCTGTTTTCTTCTAATAATTCTTTTAATGTTGAACAACCAATTCTTTTAATCTTCTTAGTCATAGTGACACCAATATCTTCTGCTTTACTCATTCCTTGTGTAAATACATTTGGATATTCTATGTCATAATGCATCTGAGTTGCAACCATTCCACCCTCTGCATTGTTTTCTATTATTACTAATGCTTCGTTGTATGGTGTTGCATACTTAGATATTAAGTCTGGAAATAACATAGGAGATATCATGTTATCTCTATATGTGCATACTGTTCTGAATGGTTTGACTGATATATCAGTAATAGTAAATGTAGAATAATCTATTCCACGACCTTTAGATACATCAACCGTGCAAATATAAGAGTGTCCTTCTTTAGGCTTTTCATATACATTTACATTATCTTTATTCCAATCAGGTTCTTTTGCCATCATTCCTAATAATGTGTTTGCATTGATAAGTGTATTACCTGTTCCTAAGAATGAATTACCATACTCTTGTTCAAACTGTGCCTCTGATGTATTTGCAATAGTCTCTTTCTTCCATTCAGCATCTCGACCTGGTACATCGTCCCAAGCAATCGTGAAGTGTTTATACTCTGATTGGTCATGAACGGCACTTTGATATATCTTATAAAACATATTACCAACACCATTTGCAGTAGATGTTATGATAACCTTTGAATCTTTACCTGATGTGACAACAGGATATGTTGCAGTATAGAATGTCTCTGCATCGTCAACGAATGCAAACTCGTCAAGATACAAGAGGTTAATAGACAATCCACGGATACTAGAACTGGAAGTTGCCGCGGCGACTACTTTTGAATCATTTGCAAATTCTATGGACCCTTTGTTAAGAATTTTTACACCAGGTTGTAGGAAAAAGGGAACACTTTCCAACATGGTAACCATTCTTGCAATCATTTCTCTTGCAATTGCACCCTTGTTTGCCAAAACAGCAACAGTGACTTCTGGATTAAATAGTAAGAACCATAATAGATATGCACAAGATGTTATAGATTTACCTGACTGACGAGATGCAAGAACGATATTAAAACGATTTGCATTGTAATGTTCTATGAGTCTGTCTTGGTACCCACGAAGTTTAAAGGGCACCATACCCTCATCTAGTGATATGATTTGTGTATAGTTCTCAATAAAATGACAAGGGTCTTGTGAACATTTCACATACTCTGCCATCTCCTCTTGTGAATAATTAGTTTCAACACCACTTCTTTTAATAAGAGTGTTACCTAAGTATCCTTCGTTTTTTGGTTGAACCATTATCTTAAACCTACTTCCAATCTTTGATGTCTTTTAACATCATTTCTATCTATTGCCCAATGACTATATGATTGAGAAAAATTAGATATAGGATATTTTTCATCAAAAGACATTTCCCAAAATACCTTTCCTGTTATTGTTCCGTCTTCTTCTTCAACTATACCCATATCATGTAAAACTTTATTGTCCCAATCTTTTAAATGACCAGTCCAATGAAGAGATGTTTCTGATACATTATTAGACCAAAGTTTTCTTCCTTCTCTTGGAGATTTACTTTCAAAATCTAAGTAGTCTATAAAGTGTTTTGACCCCTCTAAGAAATCATCATTCGTTGGTATTTTAAAACCATCGTTATAACCCTCACCCTCGTATATAGATATAATATTTGGATATACTCTATCTTCTAATTCTCTTTTTATGGCCTCTTTGAATATTAATTCTATATTCTCACCTATAAAAGGACTTGCAATAAATTCTTGTAGATATATATCTGCTTCTGGCCATTCATCTTCTAATACATCACAATGAATTATATCTATTGGAAAATCTCTAAATCTATGTGTTAAATCTTCAACTATATCTTCTCTTATCTCACAACCATAAACATGTTTAGCACCGTAATAGTATGCAAGATAACATAGAATGCCACTGCCAGTTCCTAAATCACATACTACTTTATCTTTAACATTTTCTTTTATCCAAGATTCATATGCATTGGTTCTATTAAAGTCCCAAAAACAGTTTTCAACTGTAGGTTCCATCTGTCTGGTGGAATTATAAAAATATTTATTCACTATTTGTTTTTCTTTAAGAACTTCTGGAGTTCTGCAGTATTTCCGACATACAAGTGATTGTGTTGTGTCTTAATACTTTCATTTTCATCTTCTAATTTTTTGAGTTTTTGTTGAACATCGATGAGTTTCTCTGCAGTTTCACCGACTGTTTTGATTAATTGACCTGCAACTTCATATGCACGAGGATTCTCTGTCTCTTTACAGACATCTAAGATTCCTTCAATGGCATCTTGACCTCTTTCTACAAGACCATATAAGTTTTCTCTAGTGTATTTGTAATCAGTCTCAATGTTTTGAGACCTTTCTCTAGGAACAACCACTGCAGTTGTTTCTTTTTTGATTGTTTGTTGAATGTCTAAGACATCGTCCAATTTTTTATCTATATCTTTTGGCATAATTAAGCATCACTAACGAGGTCTTCTGCATATGTTGAAGAACCACCGTCATCATAAAAATTCACTGTTTCTGCAACTACGAATGTATCACCTGGGTCTACTGAACCAACGAATAATAATTTCGTAAGTGCATCAATAGTCACTGCACTCGACAATACTATTGATAATTTATTACTTGCAACTGATGATATTGTAGGATTCGTTGTTAAGTTTGTTCCGAATACTTCATCATTTGCACTTATCTTACTATTTATTGCACTTGCAAAGGTCACGGTAGTTGAGTTAGATACTGCATTTGCAACTGCTTCAAAAGCAGGTTCATAATGTTTAACTTCTTTTACAAGACCTGAACCAGTTATTTGAGTTGATGTAAATCCACCCTTGTCTGTATTAATATAGTCTCTCTCAATAACATTCTTAATAATTTTACCAGTATAAACAGGTCCAAAGAAGTATAGTTTCATTTTAAAATCTAAAGAGTATTCTATAAATCTTCTTTCTTCATAACCACTTTCATAGTTATCTTCAAAAGCAACAGATTCTAAAGTGATTGGAACATCTCTATAATCAGTCATAGAATCAATCATCTTCATTGTGACTGTATACTCTGGTTGAAAATATGGTATAATTTGTTCTACGATTTGTAATGCATCATTCATATTCTTAGTCATAATACTAAGTTTAAAACTTAATGTGTATGGTGCAGGATTATATTGAAATGCTCTATTAACACCGTCTGTCTCTAAAGAACTTTTTTGACTTCTAATTAATTTGTTTTGTTGACGAGTTGCATCATATTCTATACCAGATAATTCAAACGCCATTCTAGGAAATGTCATACCTGTAATATTGCCATCTCTCTCTTTTGGGTCTACATTGATTCTTTCTAACCATTTTTGTTTTGGACCATATGATATAGGAACTATTTGTTCTGCAAGAATCGTTCCGTCTGATTTGATTTTTTTAAGAGTTATGTTATTAAACAAAGTTCCAAATATAGAAACAGACCTTTTGATTGTTTCATTATAAAAATAGGTACCAAACATTATGAATAGTCCTCTATATACTGTTTTATTTCTGCAACTGTAAATAAGTTTTCTGCGTCTTCATCTGGTATTTCAATATCATAACTGGACTCAATGTCCATAATTACTTCAACTACTGATAACGAATCTGCATTTAAGTCATCAACAATATGTGACTCATCTGTGATTGTAGATATATCTACATTTAATCTATCTGCTAATATTTTTTCTATCATTATGTAACCTCACCAAATGGGTTTGTTTCTGAGAAGTCTAAGTAGTTATCTGCAGTAGTTTCTAAGTCTGCATTATCACCACCTGTTCCGTCATTCATAGTTAGAATATCTCTAATACTTGCAACTGTATAAGATGCATTATTGACTGCACCTGTTATCGTATCACCAACCTGGATGGTCGTGGTGATGTCTTTGACTGTAAGTAGATGTGTAGATGCTTTCCAAGATGTAACCTCACCAATCGTTGTTGAACCTATCTGAATTGCTTCGTTAGCTGCGTAGTTACCTGAACCACCTGAATTCATTGTTAACTGAATTGTATATGCTTGTTGGTCTTCAACAATATCAATTGCATCGATATTTGTATCGAAGTCTTCTCCAGAGTATTCGAATAATGTGCATTTTAGTTTGAATACAAAAAGTTTTCCTATCTGAAAGAAAGGATTCTGGTCTTCAACATATCTGATTTCAAACATAGAACCAGACATAGGGAAGTATACTAAATCTCCTTCATTTGGTCTGAGTGATGTGACTAAGTTAGAGTCTAGTGAAATGAATCTTTCCCATGTTCTAAGTGCGAGTGTAAATGTGCATTCTTCTTGTGTTTGAATACCAAACTTAGAGAATAAATCTTCTCCTTCGAAACCCTCAACATTATCTAAATACATTTCTACAGAATATGCATCACCGAATGTTGATTGAACATCTTCTCCAAGAATATTATCTTCTTCTATAATCTGTCTTGGTAGATAGTATGTTTCGTGACCATAGAATCTAAGTGATTCAACAACTAAATCCTCATAGAGGTGTTGTTCAGTATTAACTGCATGGTTAAAGTATACATTTGTCGGCATAATATTATCCCATTAAGTCGATTGGCATCATTTGATGATTTAATCTTGACTCTTCTTCTAATCTTGTAATCTCTTCTTGTGCTTCAGTTTTCATTCTCTCTGCATCAAGTGTGACACCACCTGGTAGTGCAACTCCTGAGAACTTCGATAAGTTTTCTGCCCACTGATACTTGACTAATGCAGTTGCATATTTTTTCAACCACATATCATTATAGATATCTGTCATATCTGTAGGGTCTAATTTTCTATAACATTCAATAATAATATACTCACCTGCAGATACATTTGATGTAGCCATATCTAAGTATAGTCTGTTTTGATGTGTGTTGTATCTGATTGGTGTTTTTCCAACTAGTAAATCGTCTAACATACTAATGTGTTGTTGAACCATTGAATAGTTTAGAATGTTTGTTGATGTTAAATCATAGATATCATTAAGTCTTAATTGATATCGTAAGTCAAACATATTTAAATTATGTTTATCATTGAAAGGAAATATGTTATTAACTGCAAGAACAAACTCAGGTAATACAATATAATTCTGTTGTTCTTTAAATGAAGTGTTTGAGTAGTCGTGTGTTCCTGCTGGTGACGATGTCATACTCGTATCAGTCTTCATTTGTGTTAAATTAGACTCAGTTAACTCGTGTTTTAAATATGTTTTTAAAGAACCATCATAGTGATACTCTTGAAACCACTGTATTGCCTCATCCATTCTATCTTCAAATTGGTCATCATCGACATTGATTTCAAGAACAGGCGCACCGAGTTTTCTTTTGATGTATTCTTTGAAAGTTGCTTTGCTATTTGGTGTTGCCATAGTAATATTCCATTTTAAGGTCTACTACTATTTATACGAATCCTAATCTTGGAAATAGGTTTTACTTTGGAGTCTATCAATTTTTTCATCAATTCTTTGAAGTTGTCTTGCCAACCTTTCAAAGTCTTGTTCAATCTCTTGTCTAGTCACATAGTCTCTAGCAACTTCTTCTCTTGTTTTATTGACAAGAATATCCAATCTTTTTTGTTCAGATAAAACCGACCTTACAAGAAACCCTAACGGTGCTAATACAACCGTTAAGAGTATGTTCCAAATTACATGAGCGTCTATTATTAATTCCATACAACTATTTATGGAATATTACTGCTCTGAAGTAGATACTTGTATAAGTTTTCCGTCTTCAGTTATATCAAAAAGAGTTTCATCCCATCGCCAATTTGGGATATCACCTGTTGGCCTCTCTCCTTTGAAGTGAAAACCTAGATTAAATGATATACTATATCTTTCATTATCAGTTTTATTTGGTTCAACCATGTGAGTCATACCACTAGGAAACATATACAACATTCCTGTTTTAGGTTTTAAATGTTCATTCTCATTCATTCGTTGTGAATGAGGAAAGTCACCCATTATTCTATCTGTTTGTGACATCGCGACGAAATCTCCTTCATCACCTTGTGCATCTATATAAAAAGCACCAGACATCCAACAACCATTGTGTTTGTGGGGTTTGTTCCAAGCACCTTTATCATTAATGTTTGCCCATGAGTTGTGCATATCAATCATATGACCTTTGTTTTTATCTAGTCCCCAAAAAGGCCAGACTTCTTCATAAAAAGATTCTTTTATACACCTCATCAGTCTTAAAAAGGCTGGATGTCCATCACAACCATCAACTGACTGCCAACCCGAATCTGCATTTGAAATTTTTCTTCCTATTGGGTCATCAGACCTCATTTCATCTACAGTTCTTTTAAGAAGTTTTATATAATTATCATCAATACCATTATCGCCGTGACATGGGTCTAACAGGTCTCTTATCCAA